TGGAAGTCCAGGCCGGCGTCACCGTTGCGGATGCCACCGCGCTCGGCGGCCTCCATGACCTTCTCGCGGGCCTCTTCGGTAGCGATGGCCTTGGAGGTCTCGGCGACGTAGGACTCACCCTCGGCCCAGCGGGCCTCTTCCTCCGTGGTCAGGTCGCGGTCGTCCGCGTCCTGGTGGATGCTGCGAAGCTCGGCGGCCACGTAGGCCAGACCGTCCCGCAGGTCGTTGATCTTGCTCATGGCTTGTTCTCCTGAACGATGGGGTGGAGGCCGCGCAGATACGCGGCTCGCTTGCCCGACGAGGTGCCCTGCGGGGCGGCGTCATCGGTGGTTGCCGAGGTGCCCTGGTGGGCGGCGTCAGCAGAATCGGGAGCGGCGCCAGCAGAATCGGGAGCGGCGCCACGGACAGCGGCGGCCAGCTCGGAGACGAGCGCGGTGCGCTCAGGGTCGGACAGGTCAGCGAGGAGGGACCGGACACCGACCGAAGTCGCGGCGTAGGCGGGGAAGACGACGGGGCCGGCCTCGAACAGCTCGACCTCGCGGATCGTCCGGACGGGGGTGTCGCCGGACTCGTCCCACTCCTCACGGATCACCCGGAACCGGAACGACATGCCGTCGATCGCACCGGACGCGATGGCCTGACGGATCGGCTCGACGCGGGCGTTGTCGTGGAGGCGAGCACGGACGAACAAGCCCTGGTCGTCCTCGGACAACTCCTCGAACGCTCCGATCGGAACGGAGCCGGTGGCGATGTCGTGGCCGTGGTCGAACTGCATCACGGGCTTGCGCTCGCGGATCGTCTTCGCGAACGCGCCGGGGGCGATGACCTCGTCGAAGGTCCCTTCCCAGGAGTCGATGCGCGTCGGGGTGTCGAACACCGCGGCGTAGCCCTCGAGCGTGTGGCCGTCGTCGTCGTTGGCGGCGCGAGTCTCGAACGTGCAGGCGCGCGTCAGGAGGGCCGTAGGTGCCTTCATCGGGTCTCCCTAGGGGGATCAGGTGGCCGCTGCGGGCTGGCCGGTACCGGGGGGCTGAAGCTGGACGCTGTAGAGCCCGGTGTGCTTCAGGAGGTTGAGGTCGTTCGATTCGATGGCTTCGATCACGCTGATCGGGTCGTACCCGGCGTCGGTGAGCTGGCGGATCGCCGCGGCCTTCGTGTTCTGGATGTCGGCCTCGTCCTTGGCGTCTTCCTGAAGGAACAGCACCTCGGTCGGGTCGTACCAAAGCTCGGTGTCGGGGGCGGGAACCATGACGGACTCAGCGGCGGCGCAGAGGCTCTGCACGGCGGGGGTGAACCAGCCGTCAGCCCAGAGGCGGCGGGTCTGGCTGTAGTTGCCCGAGTTGAGCGCTGAGCCGGCCATGCCTTCACGGATGCCGAGGACCACCGCGGGCACGCGGGAGCGGGAGGCGATGCGGGACTCGTAGCCGCCCTGGACGTCCTTCAGGCCGATGGCCGCCTCAGCGGAGCCGACGACCTGCACGCCCGTCCCGCCGCCGAGGTACATGTTCTTGAACGCGTTGTCCGAACCGGCGTACTTGGCGTTCGCAACGTCGGCGTACGCCTGGACCTGATCCGACGTGAGGGTCGGGTCCATCGTGAAGATCATGTTGGGGGTGGCGGCGTTGTCGAAAAACTTGGATGTGTACTCGGTGGCCTGGCCGTCGTTGTGGATCTCCTGCATCACCGACGTGATCCACGACTGGCCCCGCCACCACTCCAACGGGTGCGGCTCGGGCTTCCACTGGATGACCTCGGCCGGCAAGAGGAACTCCTTGCGGCCGTTCGGCTTCGTCGGATCGCCGTAGATGAACCCGGCGATCCGTGCGTCCGGTGGCATCCAGTCGTCAATCGGTCCCGAGTCGGAGCCGAGGACGACCTTCATCCAGTCGGGTCGGACCCGGAAGAGGCTGTTGCCCTTCTTGTAGGCGTACCAAGTCCCCGCGCAGGAGACGTCCTCTTCCGCTAGGAGCAGCATCTCGGGGCGGGTCATCTGACCGGGCCGCTCGAGCAGCGCCAGCCGGCGGTCCCCGAAGGTTCGACCGGGGGTCGTGGATGCTCGGCTGTTGCGCCAGGTGAAACGGATCTGGGAGATCAGCAGGGCCCGCGCAGCGATCGCAGCGGACACCACCCCGTTCTGCTCGGCGACGCCTTGGACGTACCCCTCGAACGATGCTGAAGGATTCGACCCGTACGCGCCGCCGATGCCGTACTGGCGGCCCAGGTAGTTCATGACCTCCTGCAACCCGATCGCCGGGAACGGAGTACGGGCACGCTCAGGCAGGCGGCGAACAGTGTCGATGCGTCGCATCAGCTCTCCTCGCCGTCAGGGGCGTCCCCAAGCCAGTACCAGGCAGCGACCGAAGCTACGCCCGCCACAGCGGCACCGAGCCGCCAATCCACCGCACCAGCAGCGACGACCAGCAGCAGCACCCCGACAGCCAGGAGAAGATCCCAGCGCCTCACGCGACGACCACGAACGGTTCGACAGGACGGCGGGCTTCAGGCATGGTCAGCGCCGCCTCATGGGCTAGGACCGCCGCTACGGCACGGTCGATCTTGCGGGTGTCCGCCTTGACGATCACGAACTTGGTGCGGCCGTCGTCGTCGGAGTCGTTGATCCGAACCTTCTTCCGCGCGCAGGCGGCGAGATGGGTTCGGAGCGGGTGCTTCCCGTCGTGGGTGATCGACGGTTCCTTCGTGGCGGTGTCGAACCGGCCGCACGCCGGCGCAAAGCGGCTGGCCTGGTTCGTGTCCAGGACCATCACGACGGCGTCTTCAACGCGCCTCGGGTTGTACGTCTCGGCCCACGTCTCGATCTCGGTCCACCACTTCGGCGGGTCGCAGAACATCCGTCCCACGCTGTAGGTGGAGAAGACCTCGGCGACCTTGTCGTGAACCTCGAGCCGAGGGACCCGCCACACGTCGACCCCATCGGGCCGTTCCCATGCGCCGAGCTCGAACAGGAACCCGTCAGACGTGCATCCGTAGAGGGCGGTGCAGTCCTCGGAGATCGACCCGTCGAACCCGACCCCGATCCGCTCGCCCGGTTCGACTACACGTTCGCGGCCGAGGGTGTCCCAGGCGACGATGTCGACGAAGCCGGATGTGAGGCTGCGGTTCCAGTTGAAGAAGAACCGGCAGGAGTCGTCCCACGGTTGGTCGGGGTCGCGGATGTCGCGGACGAGACGTTCGGTGTCGACCCACCACGAGTCGCCGTAGGCAACCCGGAGGGATGCTTCGAGGTCAGCGTCGGTTGCTTCGGGTTCGACCGGTGGGGCTTCGACGGCGTCGTAGTAGACGCCTTCGGCGCCGATCTCCGCTGACCGGTGGGTTCCCTCGGCGACGGTCTGCTCACCAGGGACGAACGAGTTGGTCGTCTCGTAGGTGGTGCCGGCCATCTTCGCCGTGTTCCGCCGGAGCGTCCGGGCCAGGCGCACCCCGCCGTTGCGGGGCGTCCACAGGTGGGTCTCGTCGAGCACTGCGTAGGTGACGGGCTGGCCCTCACGGGAACCGGCGGCGGCGGTGACGGGCTCGAGCTTCCCGCGCCTGTCGCCGTCACGGAGGAACGAGCGGGTCAGGCCGGCGTCGATCTTGAGCTCGTCGGCGGCCCGCCCGTCGTTGGCGGTGAGGAACTCGTAGACGACCGAGTGGGTGTTCTCCGTCTGGTCCTCGGACACCGCGGCGATCTGAACGAGGGCTTGCGGGAGGTTCCCCGTGCCCCACGGGCGTCCGACTGGTTCACCGTTGGCGTCCCACCCGTCGAACACGACCGGGCCGGCGAGTTCCGCTATGGCCTTGGCTGCCTCCACCGGGGACTTGCCCCACCCCTTCGACCGGCGGGACGCGCCACGGCGGTAGATCCGCCGCCCGGTGCGAGGGTCGATGGCGTACCAGCCGACCAGGATGCGGGCCTGTTCGTCGGTGAACACAAGATCCTGAGCAGGATCACGTGGGGACGGGAGATGATCGGCCCACCAGTCGAGGAGGTCCCAGCCGAGCGACGGGAAGTCAGCGTCGGACTCGGGGCCACGCCACGGCATCAGTCGCCGTCGGGGCGCTCGACGAGCTCGTACTGCGTGAACACGCTGTCGACGCCGTCGTCGGTGAAGATCAGGTACTCGGCGGTGACGGTCGCCGGCTCGGACGGGTCGAGGTTGATGGTGAGGGATCGCACGCGGCGGGGATCGAGGCCCACCGCCCGGCAGACAGCCTCGCCCAACTTGTAACCGATGGCAGTCTCCATGGTCAGTCTCCGACCGCTCGTAGGTGCTGGTACCGCTCCGACCGAACCTTCGGAACATCCGCCTTCTCAGGCTCACCGATCGACAGACGAAGCCGCATCCGGTCCTCCGGGGTCGCTCCGAACTTCGCCACCCTCAACCGCAGCTCGGCCGCCACCGACTGATCACCCATCCAGAACCGGGCGTGCAGCAGCGCCGTGTCCAACAGGAAGTCCCAATCCGTCGCCGTGAACGTCGACGCCTGAGCACTCCCCCGCCACGTCTCCCACCACGAACGCGTCGGCGCCGGCCACCCAGCCTCGAGACAGTCCGGCAACTCAGGCCCTCGAAGCTCACCATCAGCAGCCACGACCGTTGCCGGCGCGGCAGGCTTGTTCCGACGACGACGTTCCCCATCGGGCTTCGGAGCAGGACCACGACCAGGCACGGCGACCTCCGGGGTTGAAAAAGCGCCAGACCCGCAAGGCCCTAGTGACCCGTACACACTGCGAGATGGGTAGCCGAGGGTTGTGTCTGGGGGCCGGGGGACCGTTGTGGCCCCTCCCCCACCCGGTGGGGCTCAGGGGCGTTCGGTGACGCTCTTGCGGCTGTTGCAGGTTCGGCAGAGGACGGTGAGGGCCTGCCTGGACCTGGCTGTGACGTGGTCGACGACGAGGTCGCGGCTTGGGTGTGGTGGGCGCTGCCATCCGGGGCATGTCCAGCCGTAGGTCTCGACGTGTTGCGCTCGTAGCTGCTTGCTGACCTTGGACCAGTCGCCTTGGTAGTGGGGGCGAGCCTGG